CTTAATTGCTTGGGTAGTCTTAGCAGCAATCTTTACGTTGCTAACCCGTGGTCTCAAGACAGTCTATCGAAAGGCACGTAAATGAAAGTAGTTTTCAAGAAAACAATCCTAGGCCGTTTGATGGAAAAGAAGTACGAAGCTGAACGTGAAGGTAAGACCATTGATTACTTCTTACTGACTCCGGGTGAGTGGAATGAACTTCGCTCTGACCGATACGCTTATACAGCACTCAGCTTTCCTATGTATAGTCCTTCAGAAGCAAAAGTCTCCGCTATGACCTTTGAATGTGTAGTCCTGAAGCCTCGTAATGGACATCACTTAGATACTCGTAGATTCCCTGTAGAGATGACAACTGTACTAGGAGAACGTATCGTAGTAGCTCCTAGCGAGTATCACTAAAAATCACTACCTTCTAGTTTTAAATCAACAAGTTACACGCTGATGTGTACACCTTAGTAATGACTAACAGATTATCTAAACAATTCTCTCTAAGTCTCCTAAGATTATCTTAAGGATTACACCAATGGATTCACTTCCACCCTTAAGCGTAGACCTTATCAAGCAGTTAGACCAACAGTACCCCTCCGTATCTCCTAGCACTGATATTTCAGACCGGGAGTTATGGGGGAGGATTTACCAAAGGCGACTGATTGATTCTCTCATGGTCTCGTATTCCATTTCAAAAGAACATACTTACCATATCGGTAAAGAAAGCGAAGACGATTAATGTGCTTTGGCGCAGACATCCCTGATGCACCCCCACCTCCACCACCTCCACCACCTACCCCTGTGTTTCAGCCGGGTTCTGAGTTGGACGCGGATAGCTTAGATGTTAACGCGGGTGCTAAACGTGGTAAACAATCTCTCACTACTCCTCGTGGTGAAGTTGGCCTTAGTATTCCTACAGGTGCGTAACAAACCTAATGACAGGTAGTTCATCTACCATTGCTGGTGAGTATTCAAAATTAGAGTCTGATAGAAACATTTACTTAGACAGAGCTAGGGAATGTGCATTACTGACAATCCCTACGTTAGTCCCTCCAAGTGTTAAGGGTAGTGCAACCAAATTCATTACTCCCTATCAAGGTGTCGGTGCGCGAGGTTTAAACAACCTTTCGTCCAAACTCCTGTTAGCTCTCTTCCCACCCTCACAGCCTTTCTTTAGATTATCTGTAGACGACTCTATCTTAGAAGCCCTAGGCTCATCTCGCGGTGACACCGAAGAGGCACTCTCTACGATTGAGAAGCGCGTAGTCAGCGAGGTTAACTCCTCAGCTATTCGCATCCAATTGTTTGAGGCTATTAAACAGTTAGTCGTAGCTGGTAATGTTCTTCTATATCTCCCTCCTAAGACAACCTCATTGAGAGTCTTCAGGTTAGACCGTTATGTTGTCTCTCGTGACCCTATGGGAGCTGTAGTAAGAATTATCACTAAAGAAGAAATCGCAGTAAAAGTATTAGACGAAAAACTCCGTGAGGAGCTGAAGCTAACCGCAACCGATGAGGCCAAGGCCAAGCTAAACGATGAAGACAAAGAAATAGAAATCTACACCCTGATTGAACGGACTCGCTCCGGTAAGTGGGAAGTTACTCAAGAGATTGAAGGTATGGTCATTGAGTCTACGAAAACCTCATACGCTAAAGATAAGTCGCCTTGGTTACCCCTAAGATTAATCTCAGTGGATAACGAGGACTACGGACGTAGCTATGTTGAGGAATACCTAGGCGACCTTAAATCCCTAGAGGGACTCACTAAGGCAATCGTAGAGGCTTCCGCTGCTGCTGCTAAGATGCTTATTTTTGTAAAGCCTAACGGTACTACACGTAAGCGTGACGTAGCAGAAGCGAAGAACTTAGCGGTACTGGCGGGTAATGCTGAAGACATCTCTACGATGCGGACAGATAAGCAAGGGGACTTTAGAGTAGCTAAAGAAGTCACTGACGCAATCTCTGAGCGACTCTCGTATGCCTTCATGCTTAACTCAGCCGTACAACGTAAGGGTGATAGGGTAACAGCCGAAGAAATCCGATACATGGCTAGTGAACTGGAAGATGCTCTAGGGGGTATCTACAGTGTGTTAGCTCAGGAACTTCAGTTACCGTTAGTTTCACTCTTGATGTCTCGTATGCAACGTCAAGGTTCAATTCCAGCATTACCTAAAGAGATGGTCAAACCGACTATCACTACTGGTATGGAAGCACTTGGTCGAACTGCTGACCTTCAGAAACTCGATATGTTCATTCAATCCTCTGCTCAAGCCCTTGGTGCGGAAACCATCGCACAGTACCTTAGTGTGGATGAGTATTTCAAACGTAGGGCTTCAGCTCTACAGATTGATACTAAGAACCTTATCAAGACCCAAGCTGAAGTCGAGCAGAAACAGCAACAACAACAAGCTATGCAGATGATGCAGACAGCTATCCCCGGTGTAGTTGATGGGGCTAGTTCAATGATGCAGCAACAAGCACAGCCTCAACCCTCACAAGGATAATCAATTATGGCCACTAAGCCTAAACAACCAGTAACACAAGAAGTAGTTCCAACAGCCCCGGTAGAAACCGTAGCGATCACTGAAGTAACTGAGCAGTCTCAAGCTCCCGTAGAAGTAGTCAATGAAAGTCAAGAAGTAGTTGATACAGCTCCGGTAAACATTGATACAGCAGCTATTGATTTAGCTCCGGTAGAAACCTTACCTGTTCAAGCAGCAGTTCCTGAAGGCTATTCGCCTCCTATCAGTAATGGTGGAGTAGAACCTGGCACTACTGTAGTTCTTGCTGACGGTACTACGATTACACATAACTAATATGGCAGATACTTTACAGATTGGTACGGAAGTAACTCCTGAGAATCCTGAGTACATCGCTAAGATGGCTGCTATGGGTGAAGCTGCTGTAAATGGTGGTGTAGCTCCCGTAGCTGAAGAAGCCCCTCCTGAAGTTCCTGCGAAGCCTGAAGGCATCCCTGACAAGTTCTATAACGCTGAGACAGGTGTAGTAGATTATGCTGCACTAGCTAAGAGTTACACTGAGTTAGAGAAAGCTAACAGCACTAAGAAAGAACCTGAAGTAACTCCTAAAGACAAACCTGAAGACGCTCCTAAAGACGCTGCTCAGGAAGCAGTTGAGGCCGCTGGTCTTGATATGCCTAGTTTGTCTAAAGAGTATGATGAGTCCGGTACATTGTCTGATGACAGCTATGCTAAGTTAGAGAAAGCCGGTATTCCTCGTGCAATGGTGGATGACTACATCGCTGGTCAACAAGCCAAAGTTGAAGTAGCCCGTACCCAAGCCTTCGGCATCACTGATGGTGAAGACGGTTACAAAGCTATGATTGATTATGCTAAGGCGAACCTGTCTGAAGCTGACATCGCAGCATACAACAAAGCAGTTAACTCAGGTGACGCTACCTCTCGTGAAGAAGCTGTACGTGGTCTTTGGACTAAATACAGTGCTGAGACAGGTAATGGTACAAACGGTACTGACCTCATTACTCCTAATTCCAATACGAAGGTAGGCAACGGTGCTTATCAATCTCGTGCTGAGATGATGGCTGATATGGGGAACCCATTGTACAAGACTGACGAAGCCTTCCGCGCTAAGGTTCAAGCTAAGTTAGCAGTAAGTAACATTTTCTAGTTTTATGGGGAAGATGGCTGAGTGGCTTAAGGCAAGTAATGTTTATAACATACATCATTACTGAGGGTATGTCACAGAGTTCTTAGAATCTCAATGTGATGGCCTTCCGTGGGTTCGATTCCCACTCTTCTCCCTGTAGTACATCCTTAAGTGCAACGCTCAGGGATTCCCTTGTAGTACCCATTGCAACGATGGCGTAACACGAAGTAACTCTTAGCCCTCTGAGGAGGACAACTTTGAGATGCACGTAGTAAGTCATTGAAGTGATACCCCACAGATAACGTTCCAGTTATCGCTTATATCATTTCTACGAAAGTAATAAATACATGGCAAATGCAACCCCTTCACGTTTAGGTCAAGCTAACTTAACGGGTGACGCTAAAGCGTTATTCTTAAAAGTATGGTCAGGTGAAGTCTTAACAGCTTTCCACCGTGAAAACGTATTCCTGAACCGTTCAATGGTTCGTTCAATTCAATCAGGTAGCTCTGCTCAGTTTCCAACTACAGGCACTATTACAGCCGCGTACCACACTCCGGGTACTGAATTAGTAGGTACGACTGTAGCTGCTGCTGAACGCACTATCGTAATTGATGACTTGTTAGTCGCTCAAGCGTTTATCGCTCGTATTGACGAAGCAATGAATCACTACGATGTACGCTCAATTTACTCTGATGAGGCTGGTAAAGTTCTCTCAGAAACAATGGACAGCAACTTAGCTCAAGTAGGCGTATTAGCTGCTCGTGCTTCAGCCACTATCACAGGTGGTAATGGCGGTACTGTGTTAACAAACGCTGCTTACGGTACTGACTCCGCTGTGTTAGCTGCTGGTTTATTCACGGCTGCTCAAACATTAGACGAGAAAAACATCGGTAGTGACCGTAACGTATTCTTACGTCCAGCTCAGTATTACTTGTTGGCTCAGAACACTACTGTTATCAATCAATGGTACGGCGGTAAAGGTGCTATCTCTGACGGTACTGTGTTGAAAGT